AAGTCGAATCAGAGAAATCGTTAATAGTAAATTCTTTGTTGAGTGTAACAATTATTCTGAAAAGGATAAGACAAAGGGTGTTGTTGAGAGAATAGTTGTAGAATCTATGATGTGTATGAATCATTTCGACAATTGGAAAACGCAGCCAAAACCGGCCTTTAAATATCTTAACGACCATGCTGCTGAGGAAGAATTTGATATGTTTGCTGATAATCTGCATAGGCTTGAAAAAATCATAACAAAAGATATTAAGAACATATTTAATAAAAAGGATTCTTTTATATTCCTTACACTGTTTGATAAATTTGCACGACTTGGATTAGATGACGAGAAGTTTGCTGAATTTCTAAGAGAGTTTCAATGCAAATTGCGTCCAGTCAAAAGAAATGATAAAGGCTTATTGTTTGATGAAATTGACAAAGATGCAAGTACAAAGGATAAGCAGGTAATAACTGATAAATTGCATATGCTTGAGAATCTGATGTTGGATTTTTTGCATATTGACAATACTAATTTTGTGCAAATTAATATAGAGTCATTTATAGCTCGAAATCTTGATATTGATGTAGAAACTGTTCAAGATGATATGGATTTTTATAATGAGTCATTGAACGAATTATTAGATCATACAGTCAAGATTGATTCTAAATTACGGAATGAGGAAAATAGGTTTTCGCTGTTGGCAATGATGGTTTATTCATACAAAGAAGATAAGGATTTAGATGAATGGATGACCGAATATGCAAGGCGGAACAATACATATTTTATTGACCAGAAAAAGAATTTCTTACATATGAAAAATGATTTTGAGAAATATCTTAAAAGATGTGCATAGAGGAGGATGGGTAAATGGCGGTTATTATTAATTTCCAGCAGTACGTTAATGCAAAAGATGAAGAGAAAAGACGTATTAAACAGGTATCTTTATTGTCTACAAAGAGCAAGAATATTGAAGGATTATTACATAATATTAGCAATAGTGTAGGATGTTCATTAGTAACAAGACATTTCGGAGAAATGAATCAGATTGTAGGAAAAGAAAACATAATTGATTCTGTCATGTTAGATGTAATCATTAATTCATTAAAAGATTATAATAATAAGATTTGTGAGCAGATTAATGAATTAAATGATTATATAGATAAGAACAATAGGGCTACATGTGAAGTCTAAATTGGGAGGAAGTGAATTATGAGATACATAAGTGATGATGGAAAGGTATTTGATACAGAACAGGCGTGTTGTGAGCATGAGCAGGAAATTAAAAGACTAAGAAATGAAGAAAGAATTAAAAGAAACAACTTAGAATTTGAACGTAAAGAGTTAATGGATGCAATTTGTCAAACTCGTAAAGATTTAAGAGAATTAACAGAATTGTATCAAAATAAATTTGGTGTCGTTATAGGAGAATATCTTCCGTTTAGTGAGTTTTTGAAAATATTATATGGATGTTGAAAGCCGCATTTCATTGGAAAATTAAAGCTGGATATAGTGGATAAAGCTAAGAATACATACAATATATAGATTGAAAGGAAGAATAAAAATATGAACTATGGTAGATGCATTATTTTTGGCGATAAAGAGTGTAAGAAAACTCAGTCAATGTCATTAAGCGATTTGGAAAGTGCGGTATTTGAAATTACTAAGAAGCAGAATTACATATCAAATTGTGGATTAAGTGCCGAGGTCACTGCGCTTGCAATTAAGGAGTTACAGGAAAAGAAGAGGGAATTGTTGGAGTTGATGCATAAAAAAGTTAATGAACTGTAGGAGGAACCCATGAGCGATAAAAAGATGAAAAGAGACGATTTAGGGAATCGGATGAAGACTTTCTATGAGCAGATTCCCAAGACAAGACTTATGAGAAGGAATATTTTAAGAATTGAGTAAAAGAATTATTTTGGACAAAAATGAGCTGCACCAAAAATATGTAGTGGAGAAATTATCACAAGCTAAAACTGCAAAATACTTTAATTGTTCTATTGACACTGTTGTAAGAAACTTAAAAGATTATGGGATAAAAGCTCATAAACAAGGAGCTTGGTGTGTTTCAAATAGAGTGGAATTATCAGAATATCAAAGAAATAAGTTATGTGGTGCATTATTAGGTGATGGTAGTCTGATAAAGTGTAAGAACGGTATAAATGCACAGTTTACATATGTTTCAAAATCAAAGCAACATGTTGAGTTTGTATGTAAGGACTTTATGGAATATTCATATAAAGAGGGAATAAAAAAATATGAATACATTGATAAAAGAACAAAGAAGCAGTATTTACGGTATACGTTTAGAACGATTACAGATCAAGGATTTACTGCTGAATATTATAGGTGGTATAAAAATGGAATTAAGCATATTCCAGAAGATTTAATTTTAAATCCCTTAATATGTTTAATTTGGTATATAGGAGATGGTAGCATATGCAACTCTTCTAAAAATAATAGTCAATGTATAAAAATTGCCACTAATTGTTTTGATAAAAACGAGCAAGAAAGAATTTTACTTCCTCAATTATCTGATTTTGGTGCAAGATTATGTAAGGCTGGCAAAAATAAATCAACTAACAAATATCAATATGCAATTTACATTCCTAAAAAGAAAATGGAACAGTTCTTTGAATTTATTGGAGAATGTCCATTTCCTGATTATAAATATAAATGGGATTATAAAGAGAAATTTTATCCATCTTATGAAGATTATTATGAAGAATGGAAAAAGTTGTATTTAAATGGAATGGGTTACACGCATATTGCTAGATTATATGGAGCAGATAATACAACAGTTCTAAAATATTTAAGAAAAGTTGGAATATATAAGAGATTTGAGGGATACAAGCAATTTTATAAGGAATGGGAAGATATGTTTATTTCTGGAATGAAATACTATGATATAGCCAAAAAATATAATTGCTGTTCTCAAACCGTATTACATCATTTAAGACAAGTAAATTTATTTTAGAAAAGAAAGGAGTTATACAGGATGGACAATAGTAATATTGCAAAACGAATGAAAAAATATGAAGCAGTACATAAAAGTGTATTGATGAATCGTATGCCAGTCATCCTTCGTCTTTGACGGCAAGGCGTTTCATACATATACCAGAGGATTCAAAAGACCATTTGATGATGTTCTTATTATGACAATGCAAGAAACAGCGAAGTATCTTTGTGAGAATATCCAAGGTTGCTCATTAGCCTACACACAATCAGACGAGATTTCCTTGTTACTGATTGATTATCAAAGATTTGAAACGTCTGCATGGTTTGATTATGAAATCCAGAAGATGACAAGTATTTCTGCAAGTATGGCAACGATGGCGTTTAATCGGATTTTTAATGATTTGGTTAGAGAATATAGATTTAATAATGGTGAAAATTTTGATTTGTCAACCAAAGAGGGTGAAGAAAAACACTATTTGTTACAGGCATACAAAAGCTCAATGGATAAAGGTGCCATGTTTGATTCCAGAGTCTTCAATATTCCACGGGAAGAAGTAACCAATTACTTTTATTGGCGACAACTTGATGCTTCTAGGAACAGTGTTCAGATGGTAGGACAAGCAAATTTCAGCCATAGGGAATTACAACATAAGTCCTGTAATGATATTCAGGATATGCTTATGATACAAAAGGGTATTAATTGGAATGACTTTTCTACATATCAGAAACGAGGGAGTTGCGTAGTAAAGGAAAACTATCTTGATGCCACACCAGAATCTACAGATTCAGAGTTGATTAGAAGTTGTTGGATTATTGATAAAAATATTCCGATTTTTAGGGGTGAAGGCAGAGAATATATTGAACGGTTTGTGAATGTGGGAGAGGAATAAAATCATGGATATTAATAAAGCTGAAAAAGTTGGCAGAGTTATGAACAATATCAATCGTTGCAAAAGTTTCCTTGAATCATTAAAGGACAGAAGTTATCCTGACGAATTTGAAATTCACTATAGGGGTTATAAAACTTGTGATCTCGAAGAGGATGTATTGGATATGATTATTGAACATTATGAAAACGAATTGGAGAGATATAACGAAGAATTGAAAAAACTTTAAGCGTTGAAACTTGCATTTCATTGGGAGGGAAAAGAAGTTATGAGTATGGAAAGTCATTATTATGTAATAGTTGGTTATGACTTAACTGGTTATGAAACAGATAAATTTGATAAGTGGAGATGGACTGAGGAAGGAGAAGAATATTTAAACAATCAACATAAGGGAGAAATTCAATTCTTTAATGATCCGATGAGTGGTTCATATTTATATTTTGGATTTGTTTTGGCAGATGGAGATGAGTATGTTTTTGATACAACATCTTTTGAAATGTCTGATATTGAAAAATGTTCTGGTAAGGTGAAAGCAGAATTGGTAAAACTTCAAGAACTGGGAGTGATTACAAAAGATCCACATTTTAAACCTGCGTTTAAGATTATCGTATTTGAAGAATGTAGATAAAGGAGAATGTTAAGAGAATGAATATTGAACAGATTAAAGAGAAATTGAAAACAAGTGAATATGACTTCCTGAGAAAAGATAAGAATTTAGGTGATAATATCATTCTCTTGACTCTTGGAGGAAGTTGAGGTGTTTTTAGGTTAAGAGATTAATTGCGAGTAAGGATAAAACTTCAGGTATTTATGAAATAAAAAATAGTAAAAATCAGAAGAGATACATAGGACAATCACAAAACATGTATAATCGACACTGCCGACATTTTGGAGAATTGAATAGAAATGTTCATAACAATAAACATTTGCAGAATGCATGGAATAAATATGGAGAAGAATCTTTTGAATTTAATGTGCTTGAATATTGTGATGTAGAGTTATTAAATGAGAGAGAGAAATATTGGATAAATCATTTTAAATCTACAGATAGCAAATATGGTTACAATATTAGAATTGATCCATTTACTAATCGAGGTTTAAAGTGGAGTGAAACTCAGCGAGAAAAGATGTATGAGTCAATAAACAAAGAAGGAAGTTGGTACAGGAATCATTCTATACCACAGCAAACGTTAGAAAAAGCATGGGAAGCATCAAGAAATAGAATTTGGACAGATGAGGAAAGGAAACGGCAGTCAATTATTTTGACAGGTACAAAAGTTTTAGATACTTCTAAAATGAAAATAGCACAAACTGGTGAAAATAATGGCAGTGCGAAATTAAAAGAAAATGAAGTTAAGGAAATTATTTATTTACTTGATAATGGATATGACAGGCATTTTATAGCAAGTATTTATAAAGTATCTTATTCTAATATAAACGCAATTTATTCAAAACGTTCTTGGAATTTTATAGATAGAAATTCTATTAAAGATGATAAAATAATTATTAAAAATGCTAAAAAGAAGGTGCAAATGTATGATTAAAAAAATAAGAAAAAGAATGCAATCAGATGATTACAGGTTTTTTCATGAAAATAATAATTTAGGAAAAAATATTATTTTGATTGGTTTAGGTGGTTCTTATGCATATGGAATGAATAAGGATAGTAGCGATCTTGACATTCGAGGAATTTCTTTAAATAAAAAAGAAGAAGTTTTACTTGGAATTGATTTTGAACAAGTTGTTGATGAAAAAACTGATACTACTATTTATTCATTTAATAAAATGATTGAATTGTTGACAAAAATGAATCCGAATACATGTGAAATTTTGGGTTTACAAGATTGGCAATATTTTTATTTACATCCGATTGGAAAAGAACTTTTGGAAAATAGAAAAATGTTTTTGTCCAAAATTTGTATTCATACATTTGGAGGATATGCCAGTAGCCAGCTTCGTAGAATGGAAAACAAAGCCGCAAGATTAGTAGGTCAGGCACAGAACGAAGCGTATATTTTAAAGAGTATCAATAACGCAAAATATGATTTCAAAAACAGATATTATCCACATGATGAGAGTGATGTAAAGTTATATATTGATACAGCAGTCCAAGAAGGATATGATAGCGAGATTTTTATGGACGTATGTTTGAAACATTATCCTTTGAGAGATTGGACTGGTATGTGGAATGAAATGAAGGCGATTGTAAGCAGTTATAACAAAATTGGCAAACGAAACGAGAAAGCGATCAGTCATGACAAGTTGGGAAAGCATATGTCTCACTTGATTCGTCTTTATATGATGTGTATTGATATTCTTGAAAAAGAAGAAATTATCACATATAGGACGGATGAGCATGACTTACTTATGAGTATTCGCAACGGTGAGTTTTTAGATGAAAATAGGCAACCGACTACTGAATTTTATGATTTACTGAATGAATATGAGAAGAGATTTGATTATGCTAAAAACAATACCTCTCTTCCTGATGTGCCAAATCATAAAAGAATTAATGAGTTTAAGATGTATGTGAATGAGAGAATTGTGAAGGGAGAGGTATGATGGAAGTGTCTACAAGAGCAAAAGAGAGATTCTGTAAAGATTGTAATATTCCAATCAGGATATTCCAGGAACCATATTTTACTGATAGATTGACACTATATGATAAGTTCTATGGGACACTTAAAAAGTGGGATATCTTTTTAAGCGAACTATCCAAATATAATTGTGAACAGGATTATTTTGAAGAATACAATCGTGTAAAAGATGCTGCTATTTTGGATATTAAAAACACAGAAGCATATCATAAGTTTAATGAAGAGGATATGAACAAGTATGCTGTTACACATAAAAATCTTCCAAATAAAGATATATTTAAGTCTTCAAATGATGGTAAATGTTTTATCAGCATTGATATGAGAAAAGCTAATTTTTCTTCTTTACATCATTACAATTCAGATATTTTTGGTGGAGCAGAATCTTGGGAAGAGTTTATTGGGAGATATACAGGTAATCAGCACATAATCAATAGTAAATATATTCGTCAGGTTATTTTGGGTAATTGTAATCCTAAGAGACATATCACATATGAAAAATACCTTATGGATGGTGCATTGACATATTTAACAGAAGTGTTTATTTCAATGGATCGTGTTGTATTCTTTTCCAATGATGAAATTGTGGTTGATGTGTCTGATATGGACAAAAATAAACAAGAAAGAATCGTGTTTGCAATTCGCAATGGCATGAAAGATATGCCTGTTCCGTTAAAAACAGAATTGTTTATACTTCATAAAATTGTTAGGACAGATGGATATTATAAAGAAATTATTGATGAGAATGGTAATACAGAGATAGAGTTTAAATGTTTAGATAATTATGCGTTACCATTTGTTTTAA